AGGTCTTTAACAAGATTTTCAATTTTATACGCCACTAAACCTGTAGTACTAAAAGTTTTTACTAGTGTATTTATAGTATTTAATTTTGCAGTTAATTGATTAGCTTTTGCAGTCCATTCGCTAAGTTCCGTTTCCATTTCAACTATTTGTGATTTTATCAATTCTAGTCGATTGTTATGAATAGTAACTTCTTGATTGTGTTTTTCTGCTGTAACAATATCTTGTTTTGTTTTTGCTATTTGCTGTTGCAAATCTTTTAATTGTTTTTGTAATATTGCCTCATCCAATAGATTTTCGGGCAGTTCTGTATCAATTAGTTGATGATATTTTTCCCAGTCTTCTTGATTGCGTTGTGCTGTATTCCAGTTGCTTAATTCTTCTTGATAAGTTTTAATTTTTGTGCTTTCGCGGTCTACTTGTGCTTTAGCTATTAGAATAATTGCATCCTGTTCTGCAATTAAGTTTTTAGTTTTTTCACCGTCAATAGCTTGTAAGCAAGTAGGGCAGTTACCATGTAGGGCTGTCATCTTCTTTTTGAATAAGGTAGCGTCCTGAATAGTTTTATCGTATTCAGCTTTTTTACTTACTGCTACGCTTATATCGCCTTCAGGTTTGTTAGGCACTGGTAGTAAGTTGATTTTATCTTTTAGCTGCTTATAAGTATTATTTTGCGTAATTTTTTTATTAGTTTTTTCTATATCTTGAATACTAGTTGATAGTCTATTAACCTCTGCAACTAGACTCTCATATAAAACCGGAACCGGAGTATAACTTTTTGGTTCAAAACTTGTTTTACTGTATTTAGCAATCCACTGCTGAATAGTACCCAATTTAGCTTGTGCTTCTGTAACGTCTTTACCTACTTCTGCAGCTGCTTGTTTAAATACTTCTCCGGCTTGGGTATACTTGCCCAAGTTAAGCAGTTCAATTAAAAACTTTTTTCTAGCAGTATCAGCACTGGTTAAAAACTCCAAGCTGCCTGCGTGTGATTGATAAACAATCTGTGAAAAAGTTTTGTGATCTATGCCAATAAGTTGTTCTATTAGTTTGTAGGTAGTAGTAGCCGTATGTCCACTAATATCTTCTTGACCTCTGTACAGTTTTACTTGCTGTTGTGTACCACGCTTGCTTTCAATCCTATACTCACAACCATCTTTGTCAAATACCAATTCAATTTGATATTGCTTGTCTTTGATGTATCGATTTAGTATATCGCCTTTTTTAATGCCTTTGCTGTTTTTATTGAATAGTACTTCTTCTAGGATTAGTGCAATACTGCTTTTACCATGACCGTTTTTACCCACAAGCTGAATAAGTGGACTAGTGGTAAAATCAATCTTGTTGCCCAAACCATAGCTAAAAGCATTAGACCACGTTAATTGTTTTAGTATAATCATTCTAGCTTATCCGCGTAATTGTAAAATTCTTTTAGTGTTTCAGTAACCGCGGATTCATTAAGTTGTAGGATATAGGTTAAGTACTCACGTACTTCTTCGCCTAGGCTAAGTTCTGGATCTAGGATTAGCTGAGTTTCCTGTGCACGTTTAACTACCTTTTTGTCAATTAGATCGCTGTCTTCTAGCTGTCCCAATTCATGCAAGTTGCCTTCAATTTCATAAATGGTATGATGAAATAAGGTCTGCGGTTTAGGGTCATGTACACCTACGGTTTGCTTAATAAGCTGCGGAAGTTTAAAAGGCATACAAACGTGTGTAAGACTGTTAGTATTTAGTAAAAGAGCTCCAGTACTAACTTCATTACGATGAAAGCTAGTAGTATAAGGGCTACCTGGATATAGAATGTTTCTTTGCGAATTTTCATAGCTGTGTAAATCGCCTGCTAACACTTGTTGCCAACGATCAAATAATGCTAAGTCAATTTCTGGTTTAACGTGTGGTTGAATTTCTCCACGAACATGAGTACAAAGAATCTTTTCATCAAAAGTATATTTTGTAGTTTCCAGTTCTTTTAGTTTATTGTAGGGTACAAAGTCAACGCCGTGTCTGGTATAAAAATCATCTACAATAGTTACTAATGGATTAATTCTAGTAGTAGCACGTTTTAAATAACTTAAGAATGTAGTATCTTTTTTAAGCATTTCGTGATTGCCAGGGTAGGCTATGCACTCTACATCAATACTAGCAATTAAGTCAAAATATAACTCAACTTCGTCCATAGTAGGTAAACGGTCAAATATATCACCGCCTAAAACTACTAGGTCAGCATGCTGCTGCATCTTTTTAAATTGTTCTGTAAATAACTGAAATCTATTTTTAGCCCAATCAATAGGCACATTTTTCTGACCCAGTTTTATGTGTATATCTGCTGTGAATAATATTTGCATTTTGCACCAGACAAAATAGCCCGCTAAAGTATTAGCTTTAGCGGGCTTTGTGTTTAACCTAGCTCTTTTACAGCTTCTTGATCGCTTTGAGACTGCTCTTCTTCTACGCCAGCTTGTAGTTTTTCAAGTAGTGCTTTGATTTCGTCAGGATTTGCACGAGGATATTTTTCATCAATAGGCAGTGCTTTTTCTGCTAGTTCAAGTTCTTGAGCATTAAGAGCACGCTGCTTGCAACGTAGTACTTGTAGTGTGTATTCTACATTATATGCTAGTGGACCAGTTTTTACTCTGCGAAAGACTACATCCCAACCAGTTTCTGGATCAGTAGGATCGCCTAAGTCTTCTGCTGCTGTAAGAATCTGTTCAAATAATTTCTTTTTAAGGTTAAGTACTTTTACTTTACCTTCTTTAGGGTCAATACAGTTAACTGCATAACTCCAACTGCAACGAAGATCTTGATGAAATTCAGGAACCCAATCTTTTTCTAGATTGTCAAATTTCTCTTTGTCACGACTAAAAGCAAGACACTCAATAGGAATATCTTTGTTATTAGTACCTTTGACCCAGTAAACATAGCGTGGTAGTACACCGCCGATTAAGCGAACAGTGTTTTCACCGTCTTTGTACTCGTAGCTTTCAACTGAGCTTTTTTGTGCGCGACCTTTGGTTTGCTTAAAGCTTAGTGCCATTTTTAAACTTCCTCGTGTATAAATTTAATTTGTTTGTTTGCAATAATTAAAAGCGGGTTTGATTTTATGTTGTTTAAATCAACGTCAGGATATAGTGTTAAGTCTACAGATTTAATCTGATAGGTTTTATATAAACCATAATTTCTTAATGCAGCTAATCTAATGTACTGTGCTCTATACGCTGAGTCTATGCCCGTGTGTTTAAAAAACGGTTCAGGATTTAGTAAAAAACTACTGCCTGCCCGCAGTCTCCGCAATGGCTTGTATTTTTCGTGTTTGTTTTTTGGTATAGTTACGCCTCTGTAAAATTTGTATAAGGCTTCAACCATGTATTCAGGATCACCTAGTGTGTCCTGGAGCAAAACATCAAAGTTAAAAAATAAAGTCATTATTAGGATTTAAGAATATATTATATCATAGTATGTGTGGATTTACAAGTGTAAATTTTTATACCAGTTCAATGTCCCAGCCTTTACGCATATAAAATCCAAGTCTATCCCTGTTTTGTTTTTTATCCATAAAACCCGAAAATTGCATATCTAGCACTACTGGAACTAGTTTATCTTCATGTTGACGTTGAATTCTGCCAACAATCTGTTCTAGTAAGCTATCGTTTGCAATAGGTACAGCTAGGATAACACAACTAAGTGAATTTATAGAGATGCCCTCGCTAAAGATCTGGCGGCTGCCAGCAATGCACATTTTTTCTTTTGTGAGTAATTGTTGCTTGATTTGTTGGCGTTGTTCAAAGTTGGTTTCGCCAGTAACCAACACACAGGTTTCTCCAACATATTCTTTTACCTTTTGTAAAAATCCAACTCTGTCTGCAATAACTAAGACTTGATGTCCAAGCCCAACTTGAATTTTTGCTAATCCAGCAATAAATGCCTGATAATCTTGGTCTTCTGTAAGATCATTGATTTTTTCTACCCAAGTAGCGCCAGGTTTTAGCGTAATACCAGTTTGTATTAGTTTAACCTCGGGATTTAAGGTATGCGATTGCGGTGGTTTATATACCTTGCTGCCAAAAAAGTCAGCAAACATTATGTGCTTGCCGTCTTTGCGGATCATAGTACCACTAAGTGCTATTCTATAACGTGCATGAAAATCATCTATTAACTGTGAAAAAGTACTAGCAGGGCAGTGATGTGCTTCGTCTAGGATAATAGTACCAAATTCTTTAGCCAGTTTTGCACTGTGTTTTACTAGTGTTTGTACATTAGCTACTGTAATAGCATGATCTTCCCAGTCCATGCTACCACCACCAATAGTACCTGCTTGCATACCAAATAACACCTGTACTTCTTCGCGCCACTGATCTCGTAATGCAGTAGTATGCGTAACTACCAGTGTTTTTTGACCTAATTTTTTAGCTACGTGTAAAGCAGTAAAAGTTTTGCCCCAGCCTACTAGTGCGTTAATAAAGCAGGTGTCGGTAATTTCATCATAAACTACCTGCTGTGTGTCACGTAGTGCAAATTTAGGGTCAGGAAAAGGTGC